ACCGCTACCCGAAACTGTTGGTCTCATCAAAACTAGACCAGCATCTCCTGATTGTGCTAAACCAATCCATGCAGCGTTGTTCCACACCAAAGTACGATTAGTGTCAGTTTCGTAAATGACTTGACCCTCATACGGTGTGGTGGGGCGTGTGCTGCTAGTGCAGATTCCTGGGCGTAGGTTGCTGGCGACGTTCGAGATACCCATTGTTATGCCTTGATGATGTAGTTAAGAACCATTGTTGGCTGCACGTTGTTATGCGCGCCACCGCCACCCGTGTTTTGGTTTGTAGCGGTCTCACTCGTTGTCGCGTTGGTCCCGCCACCAGTAGTCCCATCGCCACCAGACAATGTGTCTGCTGTGAAGTGCCACTGTCCATTATTGGATGCCAGATTGGAAATAGGTTTATAGCCATGACTATGCGCATTTTGTGTGTGCGTGTGGCTAGGCATTTCACTCGTCGTCAACGTATGAGTTTGCGCGCCACCAACCTCACCAACAGCGTCACCACCACCAGTAATCGTTGTGCTGGTCAAACGACTCGCAGCCGTTCCACCCATGTTGTCCACACCAGCAACAACACGACCACGCAAATCAGGTAAAGCAAACGTAGTCGAACCATCACCCGAACCATACGTCGTCCCCAACACAGCAAACAACTCGCCATACTGTGAACGGCTCACATTCTGCCCAAAACACAACAACCAACCAGCAGGAGCCGAAGCCCCCGCAAACGGCATCACAGCACCAGCAGGGACAGCACCAACAGAGCCACCTAAACCAGAACTAATACCCATCAGACTTCCTTCTCCCAACCAACAATCGTCACATTCACACCACTACGGTCAGCGTAACCTTGGAAAGTTTCGGCAGCATCCACCACCAACGCAGTATCAAACACCACCGTGTCATCCTTGGCAATCGGCAACGCGCTGAACACGCGGTTCGCAGCAGTAGCAGCAGTACCAATAGCGAAATACACCAACGCCTCAACACCACTTGTGTTAGTAAAAACTATCTGCTTAGTAGTCCACTGACGAGAAGCAGGAACAGTTGCAATTGTTCCGTTAGATGTACCTAAAACACTAGGTCCAGCCAATCTTTTCTCGCTTCTATCTCCAATAGCCATATTAAACTCCTACATCCATAGTTATAAGCGGTGTAAATTTTGTGTCGTTCATGGGGTCTGTTGATGCAGTAGTGTTTACCCACTGGCTTGTTCCAGCGTTATACACCAATGCTTGCCCGGTTACTGGGCTTGTAATAGTTACATCAGTTAAACCGTCAAGTGTTTGCGAACCCTGCGGTCCCACATCCCCCTGCGGTCCCTGAGGTCCCTGTGTTCCTTGCGGTCCCTGAGACCCTTGTGAGCCTGTTGCACCTTGTGGACCAGTCGCTCCTTGTGGTCCAGTATCCCCCTGTGGACCTTGTGAACCCTGTGCACCTTGCGGTCCTTGCGGTCCCGTAGAACCTTGTGGTCCAGTATCGCCTTGTGGTCCCTGAGGACCCGTCGCTCCCTGCGCTCCTGTGGCTCCCTGAGGTCCCTGAGAGCCTTGTGCGCCCACATCACCCTGAGGTCCTTGAGAACCTTGTGGTCCCTGAGCGCCAGTGTCGCCTTGGGGACCCTGAGAACCAGTAGCACCTTGAGGACCCTGACTGCCTTGTGCACCCTGCGGACCAGTTGCTCCTTGTGGACCAACATCACCTTGTGGTCCTTGACTTCCTGTAGCACCCTGACTACCTTGTGGTCCCTGAGCCCCCTGTGGTCCCACATCACCTTGGGGACCGGTCGCACCTTGAGTTCCAGTTGCTCCCTGTGCGCCTGTAGCTCCTTGTGAGCCCTGTGGACCTACATTGCCTTGTGCACCCTGAGCCCCTTGGGAACCAGTAGCACCCTGCGCTCCTGTTGCACCTTGTGCACCAGTCGCCCCTTGAGTCCCCTGAGGACCCTGAACACCCTGTGGTCCTTGTGTACCCTGAGTCCCCTGTGGACCCTGAACACCCTGTGGTCCTTGCGGACCTGTTTGACCCTGAACGCCAGTCGCACCCTGTGCGCCTTGCGCACCCTGAGCACCCTGAACACCAGAAGAATAAGGCAAACTATTCCAAGCAGTTGCGCCATCACCAACTTTAAACTTGCTTGTGTCTGTTTCCCAACCCGGCTCACCAACAGCAAGCACAGGATTAACAGACGTCCACGCCGAAGCAATTCCTCTACGATATTGAATCTGTATAGCCATTACACACCACCCGCATCAATTGGATTAATGCCACCATAAATAGAATCAGGCGCTCCGCCATCAAGATTCAAAGTTGAATAGCCACCCGGTCCCTGTGGACCGGTGGCACCAGTAGCGCCCTGAGGACCAGCAGCAAGCACAAGATTTAATGTTTGATTGGGGAACGTTCCAGTAATTGAAGCACTTGGGGTTGTGCTTGACGTAACAGAACCAATAGTCAAATCATAATAGTTTGATGTAATTGTTTCATTTACAACTTTTAAATGCTCTTTTAATGACGTAAAAATGTGCTGCAGTGTTCGGGCATCAGTAGAACGCAGCGCACCCAAAAGGGGCGCTGTCCAAACACTTTCAGGAGGATTGTTACGTGGTGTTTCTGACATTAAAACTTGATGATGTAGTTAAGGACGATATATGGTTGAAGGTTATTGTGGGCTCCACCATCGCCAGTGTTGTTGACGCTGACACCGTGGTTGTGGTTTTCAACTGAACTTACAGAGTGAGCATGGCTACCATCACCGTATGCACCGTTGACAGTTGATGTGTCATCGTTGGCAGTGCTTGGTGAACTTGATTTTGCAATTCTTGAACCATCATGGCTGTGCGCAGCACTTCCAGTGTATGTTCTTGTTGGAATGGTGTGTGCGTGAGCACCTCCATCAACCGTGTGGCTGTGTGCACCAGCATCAGACTGGTTAACGGTGTGACCGTGGTTTGGCATTTCTGCGCTTGTCAATGTGTGTGTTTTTGCACCACCGGTTTCACCCAAAACATCAAACTCAGTTTGGCTAGCATCACGACCAACAGGCACACGCCCTTGAAGATTGGGCAAACGAAAGTGGGTAGAACCAGCACCACCAGACCCATTTGTGTTTGCTCCGTATGGGAAAACCGTTCCATTGACAGTTAAAACATTATACAAACTTTGATATGTTGTAATAGACAGTTCAGTTCCCGTGCACAAAAGCCATCCAGAAGGAGCACTAGAGCCACCATATTGAAGAATTGAACCAACAGGTGATAGCAGGTTTAAAACACCAGAATCAAGCTTTGCTTGTGTAATAGCACCATCGTTGATTGCCGAAGTTCCAGCCTTTACAGAACCGTCAGCCTGTACAAGTGCTGTTTCAACAAAAGTTTTAACAGCAGAAAAGTTCGCATTAACCTCTGTAGCGTTTGCTGCAGTGCCGTTAGAAAATGTATTTGGAATATTCAAAGTAGCCATTATATGCTTACCCTTCTTGGACTGTATTTAAATGTACAACTGTTGATTCCCCACGGCAAACCAGTAGGACCAACAAACTCAACCTGAACGCTGCGAGCAAGACCCATATTGCGTCCACGAATCAACTGAGAACCACGATTAGGTGCGCCCCAATATGCCGTACCCCATAAAGAAGTACCCCATAGCATCCCACTTAATGTTTGTGGAATGTCTATTGTGTAAGAACGTATTTCTGTTCCGTCAGCTTCTTCATAATCACGATATACGTTAACTTGCATCTCACCACCCTGTGCAGTTTGTTTGGTGATAATATCTGGACGACGAAACATTTTTTTTTGACTATAACTACCAGCATCAATCCATCGTGTTCTGTATTTAGTTGTAAACGCAACTTCGGTTCCAGTAATGTTGTCTTTGATTTGGTCATACAAATCAACATTCAAAACCCGTTTTTCAACGGGATGAACACCCAAACCATACACAACACCGGCACTATCAACAAAAGTGCAACCACCAGAAAAACCATAACCATCTGCCGTTTGATGCTGAATCCAAGCACCACGCTGACCAATAGACGGGTCATATACAAAAGAAACCAACGGCTGTGTAGCCGTTGTTGTTTCACTGTAAGGCATCGACAACCAAATACGTTCATTGATATAATTAACAAAAATTTTTGAAACAGCAGAAGTGTTCAAAAAATCCAAATCATACATTGGCTTAAGAGGCTCAAAAACATCAATAATGCTTTCACCATTGTAATACATCAAACCATCTGGATGTGAATAAAAATACACACCACGTTCTGTTTGAGCAATAGCTTGCTGTCCGTGAGCGCCTACAATGCGAGAAATCTCAACAACTTGAAAAGTATCCGACTCATAACCAAATATAGCGAACACAGCATTCGGTTTAAAAACAACCAAATGTCCAGCGACTGTGGCTAGACCAGTTATTTTTTCTCCGCCATCTTCAATATCAATACGGTCAGTTTCTGCCCAGTTTTCTGGGCTGTTCGGATGAGACCAACGAATCCTGTTGGGATAGTTAACTGAATCTTCACGTGTGTTGGCAACAAAAACTTTTCCAGCATGTGTAATCGCATGATTTGCTCTTGGAAAATAACCTCCAACAGGAGAAGAATAGTTGCTTTGCCAAGTAGGACCATTGGCTGTAAGCGCAGTTTCTGTTGTTCCATTCCATTTAACAGAATCAGTCGTTGTGCCCGTTGTAAAGTAAAGCGTCGTGCCCCAAGGCGCAAAAGATGCGCCATCGGGGCTACTAACACCAGCACTTAACGCAGTGAAATTGCTTCCCGTAGAATAATAAACACTTCCATTTGTAGACGAAGCAAAACCAGTCGTCAGCATTGCATAGTTTGTTGTTCCGTCAAAAGAAAAAATCTTTTTAGGAACCCAGTTGCCTGTTATTCCTGTAGTTGTAGAATTTATTCGTTGCATTGCGCCACGAGAAAACACTCCACCACGTGGGTCAATCTCAACATTCAACATTCTAGGCGATTCGTTGGGTGCAAGCTGAAACTGGTCGGCACGAAGATTGAGCCCACCAGTAAAATCATCTTGACGAATTAAACGAATATTGCTTGCCACTAAAGAGTCCTTCCAAGTGATTCAAGCCAAAACTTTTCAGAAAAACGAACAAGTCCTTTGGACATAACCATTGGACGATGAGAGTTTGGTTTCATAATTTCACGACGAGCCAAAGACACAGCCTCATCAAATGACTGCTTATACATAGCAGACATTTCGTTATCCTCTAAACGCTTGTAAGACTGAGAGATGGCATAATACGCCATAGCAAGGTGAAAGCGTTCATCGCAGTCAATTTCGGCAGCGCCGTCATTAACCCACAAATATGATGGCTTACGATACCCACGAACAGTAATAGGATAAACAGCATCAGGCTTGGGATAGAGATTGATAATGTCTCCCCACTCCGTGTAATACAAAGGACGAGCAGGAGTATCTAAAGCACCGTTCCACACACGTTCAGCTTCGTCAGTGCTTGTTAGTGTCAGCCTGTTTCCAGATTGGCTATTGTCAACCATAGAAACAACTTCACGTAAATCTCCACCGCCGATGTTGGAAATTGGGTAAGCACGCTGATTTGACGTAGTAGTCATTGCATACGTTGTCTCGTAAAAAGGATATCGGCGCTCAAGATTAACAATACGCTGGAAACCATCTTTCATGTATTGACGAATCAACGACAACGGCAAGTCAACTTCATCCAAGTCCGTAATATCACGAACAATAGCTGTCAAATCGTTCAATGTACTCATTCGGTCTCCTTCTTGGACATAGAGCGCAAATGACCTACACAGTAATCAGTGTCTTTAGCTTTAGGTCCTTCGCAAGTATCATTGTTTGCTACACAGCGATTACGCCCAATATAGGGTCCACTGGCTGAAGCAGGGCGAGAACCCTCGGGAGCACCCGCGGGACGAGAATCACGGGTGGCTGGCACCCCGTACAAAGAATGTGCTGGTTTAGCGGTCATACTAATAGGGCATTTCGTTACAAATAAAAAATGGGGGGCATTGCGCCCCCCATTCCTCGTTTCATGTTATTTGCGGTAAACGGTTACCGTGCTTGCGCCGGTAACAACAGCCACAAATGTTCCAGAGGTTGCAGCTGAAACAGCAGCAGCACCAGTTACGGTAACACTTGAACCGCCAACCAACGTCACAGCATGTGTACTAGCAGCAAGGTTAACAATCGTAAATTCAAACGATGTACCTACAGCCTCATCTGTGAGTTGTGCAACAATCTGAGCAGCCGTAGCTGTGGTCAGGTCGCGTGCAGCCGTTGGGGTGATTGTGAACAACTTGCTTTCAACAAGTTGAGCAGCAGTCAGTGTTGCTGCAGCGTCTGTCAATGCAACTGCGGTCACTTTTTCGTGTGCTGTTACATAGTTTTCAAGACGCTTGCGGGTAATTGCACCATCTGTGTCATTTGACTTAAGTGGCATGATAACTCCTTAAAGTTTGTTGATTTGTAGTGGACAGAATAAGTTAGGCGGTCTTAGCCGTCAACTTACCTTGCTTTTCGCGGTTACGAACAGTGAAGTTACCGTAGCACATGATAAGTGCATAACGAGCATCAAGGTCTTCTGGACGCATGAACTCTGTCTGTGCAAACCACTTGCTGGAGTGACCAACCAAGGTAAGGTACTTGCTGTTCAAGAAGAACATTGTTCCTGATGGAGCATGCACATCATAAGTTACAGGAGCAGCCTTGAACAACAGGTTCTGGAAACCAGCATCTGCAGTCTTGGTGTCGGTGTAACGAAGTTGTGGCTGGAGCAGCGACTCGTACTTCTCGTACAGTGTTTGCGTGGTGAGAACCATGTCTGGATGGTCGTTACCAACAGAAACGCTGTTGTAAGCGGTAGCCATTTGCAACAAGGTCAAAGCACCTGAGGTGTTTTCCTCGTATGAGTTCCAGTAAGAGTTGGTTGCACCGTCGATACCGCCAACAGAGTTGCCGTTCTCTACGAGGTTTCCAAGACCGTTCCAGTCTTTTCCGCCGTTGCCGGTGCCGTTTGAGAAGAACATCTGGTTGAATCCTTCACGCATTGACTCTTCAGCCTGCATGATTTTTGATTCAAGCAAGTTGATGATTGCTTGCTCACCGTTGTTCTTTGCTTCTTCAATACCGCTGATTGAGATAGATGCAGCATACTGCTTCCATTCAAACTCTGCTGCAGTGATGCCACTTTGTGGCGTCAAAGCAATTGAGTCATAGCCAGAGTATGAACCAACAGTTGAGTTGGTGCCATAAATCAATGGCTCAACAATCTTGGTACCGCCGTCAAGCATGCGGATACGACCACGGTCCATGAGGAAATAGGTCAAGGGACGTGCGGTAAACACGTTGTCTGTCAACTGGTTGCGGTAATTCGCAAGCGTAGTTGAAAGAAGGGTGTCAAAATTTGGGTTCGACATTTTTCTCCTTAAAGGTTAAGCGATGCCTAGTTGCTTTTTAGCAGCATCAAAAGCATCCCTGAATGAATTGATAGGTTGAGAATCTGGGGTAGTGTTCTTTGCCGAAGAACCACCAGTAACAACACTTGCTTCACGCTTAGCCTGAGTTACCTGAGACTGTTTCTGCTGTTGCTCTTGTTGAAACTTCTGATTAACTAGTTGTTGCTGTCGCAAACGGTCATAAGCCAACTGTTTGTGAATTGCTTCCAAATCAGTTGAGCCTGTAGCCAGTGCAGTAGCAACTACTTCGTTAGCATCAAACTCTTCTCCATATTTTTGCTGAAGAGACCCAATAGTACGCTCCAACTCTAAATACGCCTGCTGCTCCTCAAAAGAGCGAATACGTTGGTCAAGTTGTCGATACTGTTG